GTCGCCATATTTTGACAAAATTCTACTTGTTTGAATTTGGAATTTGTCAAAAATTTCTTTTCCAGCAAACCAGCGCAAGCGAGCAGCTGTTTCGCAATTTTGTTTTGCGGCCATAAGATCACTATGTAGCCGACTTTCAATTAATGTTGTTCCTTTGGGACGCCTAACCCAATTAGTGATGTTTAACACATTTTGCTGGTTTGGTTGTGTTATATACATCCCACCAGGAACACAGGTGTTCGTGTAAAGCTTGAAACCCTTCTGAAGAAATTGACTCTCTAGAAGGCTACACCACTTTCTGACTTTACCATTTTTGTCGAGGACATCAGTATACTTGATATCATACTTAGCGAAAAACTCTGAAATAGTTTCGTTATTAAACAAATCACAAACAGAGTCACTGACGCTAGCTATAACATCATCACCATAAACGAATAGTTCAACATGGTCCTTAAAATGGTGTAAGCCAGCATATGGTGTATCCTTCATCAATCCAACCCATGCGGTTCTGAAATACATCATATTGCACATTGAATTGATAACAACAGTGTTAATTGCTCCAGATGGACTGCCGCATCGCACTTGAACAACTCTGTCATATGCCATGTTCTTACTGTTTATCATTCGCTTTGCTAATGCTCTCCTAATCTTCTGATCCTGTTCTGGTGCACCTTTTGATGCATACCAAGCATTCATGATTTCATAGGCCTGGCTAACTAAATTTGTATACAAACGAGGGCCAAATTTAGAAAAATCACCAACAAGAATCTTGTCTCCCTTAGTTAACAATCTTCTAGCCAGTGTATCCCAATCACGGCTCATATCATTTATGCCAACGCAATGTTGTAAGTTCCAGCGGTCATATTGAAAAGCATAATTGAAATCCATAAAATATTGCCGCATATGTATTGTGAGCGACAATGGACTTCCTTGTATTAAGCGTACTTTCTCGGGGTCTTTAAGTAATTCATCCTTGTGTGATATCTGAAATATTGTAGGAACATCAATGTTGTTATCCATCATTTCATATTCTCTCTCGAGAATACTATGCAATTTTGGGTGAATTCCTTGCAATTGGTCATCCTTGTAAATTAGCAATTTTCGCTTATCTTGCAATTCCGGAATATTACAGAATGGGTATCCTGGACTAGTATTCATGTGTATTCGCTTGACTTTGGCTTCAATCCCAGTGATGGATTCCTTAGGCGTCCGCTTACTTACAAAAGGCAAATC